TAAAGAAAGAATAGAGCAAGATAAAATAACTAGAAAGTTAAAGACCTTGTTCTTTAATTCTTACAAACGACAATTCTGGTCACGAAAGGAATATAAATAGTGGCAGACACATCCATAACCCTGTACAGAGGTGCAGCAGCAACCTCTAGCGCAACCCTATACACATCTCCATCAGGTATAGCCGTAGCAGTAACCAATATTGCTATTGTTAATGACACATCATCTGCTGCTACTGCAACGATTAACTTGGCTACCATACCTTTGGTATCAAGCATAGCCGTTGCTGCTAATACTACTCAGTTCATTGACCTAGAGCAGATTATTTACAATGGTGAAACCATTACTGGTTCTGCATCTACAACTGCAGTTGACTTCCATATTGCAGGTTACGAGGTCTACTAATGGCTATTGTTCAAGTACCTACACCTCAAACTGGTAGTTTAACTTTATTATCTACAACAACAGCATCAGGAGCATCCACAGTTATTTCATCAATCAATCAAACTTATACTAATTTATATGTTACAGTTGAAAATTTGGTTTGGAATACTAGCAATTCTAGTCCTAGAATAGTGATGAATGGTGGAAGTATTGTAACTTTTATATCATTTGGATTAAGTTCCCTTAGCACAACTCATTTGAATGCGCACACAAACAATTTTAATGATACATCTCAAGACTGGAACAGATTAAATGGCAAAAATTTTCTCAGTTTTAGGATTTTTAATTATAGTTCAACAGTTGGTTATAAATCTTTCCTAGCAACTGCAAGTTATGAAGGTGACTCTAGTAATGGTAGATTCTGTTTTAGACCTGGTGGATATGCGACTGTTTCTGCACTTAATAGTCTGACACTTGAATTGGCTGGTGGTCAAACAATGACTGGTGGAACAATTAAAATTTATGGAGAAAAATAATGACGAAATCAAATAGACCAGCAATTAGAATTCACGATTTGTCAACTAATACAATCACAGACCGTGAGATGAATGATGAAGAGTTTGCTCAGTATGAAGCAAACCAAGCAGCAGATGCTGCTCGTAAATTAGCCGAAGCAGAAGCCAAGGCAGCAGAAGAAGCAGCAAAGCAACAGGCATTTAATGATGCCGTATCAGCAGCAGTTGCTGCAGCATTGGCTGCACAACAAACACCTGCTACTACATCTGAACCAGTAGTAGAGGAACCAGTAGTAACACAAGAGTAATACCCTCTGTCCCCTGGGTAAGACTACACCTGAGTATGTGTTTAAACTACTCATAATTTTTTTCTTAACTAAGGAGAAGCATGGCAGATAGTAGACCACCAGATATATCCGAACGCGTATATATTGATTTATCAGGTCGCATATCAACTTACTATGACCCAACCACATACAAGTATGATGTTGCTGTTGCTGGTATGCCGTTTATCTACGCCATCACAGACAACACTCCATACCGCAGGCAGACTGCAGAGTTTAGAACTCAACGAGTTGACCAACTGCGTGACCCAGGTGAGCAATCATTATCAGGTTCAGGCTATTGGATTCGCTCTCAATCATCTTTCCATTTAGGTGAAGGTAGCCCATACCAAGAACCAATTACAGGTAGCCTTGATGAGGCACGCTTTCGCTTTGCTAGTTCAGTAGGTATTAATCCTTGGACTCCTGGAGAAATGTCTTTATTAAAAAAGACTACATTACAAGAGGCGTTTGTTGGCGATAGTCGCGTATTTAATACAATAATTGCTGGTGTTGAATATTTAATCTTAGTTAAGTACTCATCTACTGAAACAATTCGTGTCTTAAGAATTAGAGTAAGTGATGGTGCAGAAACTACCATTGTAAACAACACCTCTCTTACTGAAAACATTATTGCAGTAACTATGGGTGGTAACGATTTAATGATGGTTACTCCAACTAAAGTGTGGCGTTACTCGTTTGACCAAACAAGCCCAGCATTACACCAAGACTATGCAATTAATACAGCCAATGCAGAAACTGCAACGATTGCCTATGTTAAGAACCGTTTTGTTTTAGCGTTCCATGATGTAAATAAAAATAATTTTGTGTATGAAATAAACCATAATACTGGTTCATCTATTAACCTAAGTACACTTACTGCAGTAAATGGTAGTAGCACCTTACCATTTGGATATACCTTCCGAGCCATTGCTGAGTCAGGTGCTGCTATTTATATCGGTGGATTCTCAGGCGAGCAAGGCAATGTCTATAAGATTACAGTAGCCGATGATGGTACTTTAAATACTATGACTAGCGTAATTACATTACCTGGTGGCGAACAAATTACTGGCTTACTTGGATACCTTGGTACTTATGTAATCTTAGGAACTAGTAGAGGACTAAGAATTGCTATTGCAAATGAGGTAGGAGATTTATCCTACGGACCACTTGTATTTGAAACATCATTAGGTGTGTTTAAAATGAGTGCATACAGTAAATTTATTTATGCTGGAGTTGACTCTGGTGTAGGTGGTAACTCTGGTGTTTATCGTGTTGACTTATCACAACCATTAAGTGGTGGAGGTTATGCCTATGCTACTGATGTTTATGGAGATAGCGTAACTGGTAAAGTTGAAGGCGTTGCTAATCTAAGTAATGGTCGCGTAGCCTTCTGCGTAAATGGTGATGGATTATTTATTGAACATGCTACTGAATTACTAGAGTCAGGTGAGTTAACCACAGGTATTATTCGTTACGAAACCCTTGAAAACAAGGCATGGAAGCGTTTAAAAATAAGAACCGAAAGCGCTCTCAATGGTGACATTGATATTTTCCGTGTAGAAAATGGATTAGCAACATCCTTTAGAACTGTGGAACAAGGAAGCGATACAGATTATGACTACGATTTATCCTCGGTTTTTAACGATGTTAATGTTGAAGCGCAGTTTAAGTTCCGCCTCAACCGCAACGATACCACTGCATCAACAGGTGCGGTTATGTCTGGTTACTCTGTTAAGGCTTTGCCTACTCCTACTCGTGCTCGTCTTATTCAGTTCCCTTTGTTTTGTTTTGATTCTGAGCGTGACCGTCTTAAAAATATTATGGGCTTCCAAGGCTATGCCCTTGGTCGCTTACAAGCACTTGAGCAAATGGAAGCACAAGGAGAAACTGTAATCATCCAAGATTTCACGGCTAATGGTGAACCTATTGAGGCTGTGATTGAACAAGTAACCTTCACTCGTACTACACCACCTAATGGAAACTTCACAGGGTGGGGTGGGATTATTCAAATCACGGCAAGAACTGTCGTATAATCTATAAGGAAATGTAATGACTGCTACTGATTGGGCTGCCTTAGCCGTATCCATAACCACATTAATTGGCGCATTAGCCATAGGAGTAAGACACTTAGTTAAACACTATCTATCTGAACTTCGCCCCAATGGTGGCTCAAGTGTAAAGGATAAAATTAATTTACTAGAGGAAAAAGTAGAGTTACTAACAGAGTTAGTTAAAGAGGCTTTAAGAAAGTAGATATGAGCAAACCAAAGATAGCAAAGGTGGCAAGTCCTGCTGCTATATCAGTCCTTCGTCAAGCAACAGCCCTATCACCACTAAGAAAGAAAGCATCTGATGGCTTACTGCCATCGGCAGCACACATAAAAGCAAGCCCTAATTCCGACCATAATACAGGTCTTGCGGTAGACTTAACCCATGACCCAAAGCATGGTATTGACTGTGCGGAGTTATTCCAAAAATTCAAGGAAGATGACAGAGTTAACTATCTCATATTCTGTGGAAAGATTTGGTCAAGGGATAAAGCAAAGCAAGGTGATAGAAAATATACAGGTAGTAATCTCCACGAAAAACATTTACATGTTTCCATTAGACCAGAGTTTGCAAAAGATACCAGCCCTTGGTTCTGGTGGAAGAATCAACCAAGCCTAACCAAACAAATAATTGCCGAAACAATAAGCAATAACCCAAAAAAAAAGTAGGCAATTTAAACGAAAGGCAAAACATGAAAGACCTAATCGCTAAACTAAAAAGCAAAAAGACTAAGGCTGCAGTTAAGTCTTACCTTCGCGCTGTACTAGCATCAGCAATCACAATGGGATTAGCACTTGCTGCTGACCTAGCACCTGAGCAAGCAATTCTTATCGGCGCTATCGCTGCTCCACTTGCTAAGTGGGCTGACAAGACTGAGAAAGAATATGGTTTAGGTTCTAAATAACTTATACTGTTTAAACAAAAGACCCCCGCAGTCAAGAGAAATCTTGATTAGCGGGGGCTTTTTTGTATGTTCGTTTGCTCTACCTATCTTCCCTAATAGGTACACCACACCGCGTTCCCCAACGCTGTACGGCAAATTAACTATAGCACTCCATCTACTGGTGTGGGGGCTGTCAATCTTGCGCCACACTCTGCACACTCTGCATTTGTAAACCAAAGGATGATTTCGCCACCTTCAAAAATGCAATTAACTTTTAATAACCTAGAGCCACACGGACACACATGTGTTGGAATACCACTATAATCTGCAGAGGGTTGCTTTCGCTTTCGCTTCAGCAACCACATACACTACTTCCGTTCTGCACGAACAGGAGTATAGTCAACTTTTGTTTAAAACTACATTTATGTAATTCCTTGGGCGTGTCGCTGAATAGAGGAGTGAGGTGCGTGTAAACTCTCCTATTGCAATGACACTTGAAGAAAAAACTGGAAAGCCCTACATCAGTCACAGCGCCATGAGTACATGGCTTAATTGTGGTTGGTCGTACTATCTTTCCCGAATACAGAAAGTGCCTGAGAACCCATCCTACTGGCTTGTAGGGGGTAAATCTGTGCACGAGTGTACTGAGTGGTATGACCGTATGGAGCCACAAATGCAGGCAATCGCAGATGTTGATTGTCGTGCAGTCTTTGTAGAGTATTGGCAAAAGAACTACGAGATGGCTGACAACGGTATGCCTTTCCGTGCTGGAGGTAAAGCCACTAGACAGTATCCAAATAAAGAGGATGCTTCTTGGTGGTTGGACAATGGACCTAAGATGTTCCACAACTGGATAGAGTGGCGCAAACAAGAGAATCCATATACTCCTTACCAACTTTCAGGCGGTGACTTTGCTATTGAAACAGAACTTAATGTTGAGATAAGCGGAGTACTGATGAAAGGATTTCTTGATAGATTGATGGTATCTCCTGACGGAGAACTTACTGTTATAGATATTAAGACATCCACAAGAGCACCAATTACATATACACAACTAGGAACCTACGCAATTATGTGCGAAAAGGTTATGGGTGTACGCCCTACAAAGGGTGCATACTTCATGGTACGCACAGGGGAGTTGACACCTCCAGTAGACCTAGACCACTACACTGAAAATAGACTTGGCTCACATCTTCGTGGGTTCAAGATTGCCATTGATAACAATATATTTATCCCACAACCTGGCTTTATGTGTGGGACATGTTCTGTTAATCATGCTTGCTATGCAGTAAAAGGTATAGAATCACATAAATATCCTGAGTTAGGAGAAACAAATGAGTGACAACACACCAATACAAATCAACTTCAAAACCAAAAAGGATGGCATGTTAATTAATCTTCGTGCCAACGATGGTGCTGAACTTGATTTACTAATGACACAAATTAGCGAACGCCTTGCAGCGTTAGTTGATTTAGAAAAAACAGTGGAAGGCATGGCAGTAGTTAAAAATGCTTTCCCTACCGCACAAGTAGTCGGCTCAGCACCTACCGCAACTCCGTCAGCAGGCACACCTGAGTGTGCATGTGGTGGTGGTGCTATGCGCTTTGTTCCAGCAGGTATTGCTAAATCTACTGGTAGACCATACAAGGCGTTCTATGCTTGCCCTAAGCCACAGGGACAGGCTTGCCAAAATAAGGTTCCTGCATAGCAGATGCGCTTACTTTCTCGCGCAATCAGGACTGCCTCACAGGGTGGTGCCACGCTTCCAACAGTGTGGCGCTCCCTGCTGGAGCAGCAGATAGCGTTTAGACGAGGCGAAGTTAGTATGGTTGCAGGTCCTCCAGGTGCAGGTAAATCTACATTTGCTTTATCACTTGCAGTACATGCACAAGTACCAACTCTTTACATCTCTGCAGATACTCACTCTCACACCATGAGTTTGCGTTTGCTTGCAATGTTAACTAACAGAACGCAAGCAGAGGTTGAACCTATGATGGAATCAGACAGAGAGTGGGCAGCACAAATGTTGAAACCAGCAGACCACATTATGTGGGAGTTTGATTCTGCACCTACGCTAAAAGATATTGAGGATGCAATCCTTGCAGCCCGCGAACGCTTAGGTAAAGATGTTGAACTTGTTGTTCTTGATAATGCTGTTGATGTCACCCTTGATGGGCAAGATGAGTGGGGCGGATTACGAACTCTCATGCGTGAACTCAAGTGGTGGGCACGAGATACTGGTGCTTCTGTAGTTGTATGTCATCACACAAGTGAAGGTGTTACTGGTAATCCTTGTCCACCGCGTTCTGCGTTGCATGGAAAGATTGCTCAGACTCCTTCGTTAATCCTCACAGTACACGGACAGATTGCAACTATGGGCGTGTGTGCTGTTAAGAATAGATACGGTCCAGCCGATGCCAATGGTGCTTCACCAGTATGGCTTATCTACGACCCAGCCAGTATGCAGATTAAGGATGCAATAGCACAATGAGTTGGGAACTTAAATTAGTAGAGAACATGGGCGAAATACTTGGCTCAGATAAAAGCGAAAGCGTAGTTGTCCCCACCGAAGAACTAATTGAAGATATGAAAAAGCAGTTGAAATTTTTACCAAAGAACTTTACTTGGACAGTCGGATGGAGGACCTATGTTTGGGAAGAAACGGAAAAGAAAGAGTTTAAAGAACTCACGCAAGGAGAGCATAAAAAACTTTACAGTGGCGAGCATCTCAATCAACCCGAAGATGGTGGAGAAAGCGATAACACAAGCGGACCTACCACAGACAATAAAGGATAGCCTGCTCAGTGAACTTCCAAACTTTGTGGAGCATATTGATGAAGCAACAAACAAAATCTTCAATCCCTCCGCAATTTGGCTTGAGTCAATCCAGTTTGCTGACTATGTGGGTCAACTTGCTGGACATCTCACCGAAGAAGGCGGAGCAGACCACCGAGAAGAAATCGCAGAACGACTCTCAATAATGAGTGAATCATTTAAAGAGTTAGCAGAGCACGCAATGATAGTTATAGACCAAACACAAGGAGCACTTGACGATGGCGCACAGTAATAAAGAAACATTATCTGTTGTATGGTGCGATAATGGAAACACCGATGGTAAGTTTACAGAAGGTTTAGTTTATTCAATCTTACATGCTGGCACAGTAGGTGTACCAGTTAACAATGCTATTCGTGTACAGGGTAATCAGATAGCAAGGCAACGCCAAGCAGCCATTGAAATGTGGGAAAAGGTTGGCACTGACTGGGCGCTGTGGGTTGATTCAGATATTGTATTGACACAAGAGATATTAAAAACTTTATGGGATGCAGCAGACAAGGTTGCTCGCCCCATTATGTGTGGTGTTTACTTTATATCTAAACAAATGGAAGGCTCATTAATGCAGCCTATGCCATGTATCTTTAATGAAACAGAAAATGAATATGAAATTAAATATGTTCATCCACTGCCTGTAAATCAAATACTTAAAGTAGACAATGCTGGTATGGGATTAGTTCTTATGCACAAGAGCGTACTCACAGCACTCAATGAGAAATTTCCAGGGGACTTTTGGTTTGGTGAAAATGGTGAACGAGGAGAGAAGTTTATTGGTGAGGACATTGCCTTCTTCCGCAAGGTTAGAAAGTCAGGCATGTCAATACATGCACACACTGGAGTTATAGCAAAACACATGAAGCGATTTGCTTTTGATGGTCCTTTCTATAACTTATATTGGACAGCAGTTGAAGCCACGGAAAGGAAAGAGCGTGAGTCAACAAAAAAGTAACAAGCGCAGAGGTGCTGCCTTTGAGATAGACTTAGTTGATTGGTTCTTAAGTCAGGGTATAAACGCTCAACGCTTGCCTCGTGCAGGTCGTAATGATGTTGGGGATGCCTTTGTTCCTGGTGTCAATGGTTCTTATGTAGTAGAAGCCAAGGCTCCAAGGCGTGATGGTCGCATAGATTTATCAGGTTGGTTGCGTGAAGCAGACATTGAAGCAGAGAACTATAAAGAACAAAAGAAACTTGCAGTTACACCAATTCCATTGGTGATAATCAAAGCAAGTAACAAAGGAATAGGAGATGCTTATGTTGTCCAGAGGCTCAGCGATGTCCTCCCAAACCTCTAAGCACAGTATCGTAAAAGTACTAGAACACTATGGTTTTACTATCCCAAGTAATCGTGGAGGCTGGCAATCAGTTTGTTGCAAGTTCCACAATGACCATGTTAAGTCGGCTCGTTTAAACATTGATGGCGGTGGCTTTAGATGTTTTGCTTGCGACATGGCAGGGGATGTTTATTCAATAATAATGAAACGAGAAGGAGTTAATTATGGCGAGGCTCTCAAAATCGCAGAGGGAATTACTGGCGAAAGCAACGGAGAACTACGAAAGAAACCTAGGAGAGGCGCTCCCATATCTACTGAGTCGCGGTATAACAGAAGAAACGGCTCGTATGTTCCGCCTCGGCTTCGTGAAGAATCCTGAAACAGGGCATGAGTTATATCAGGGTAAGTTATCTATACCTTATCTAACTCCAGCAGGTGTAATTGATATTCGCTTTCGTAGTTTAAGCAACGATAGTGGACCAAAGTATTTATCAAGACCAGGAGCAAGCACTCACATCTACAACATTGGTGCATTGTCAAGGGACAATGGCATGTTAGTTGTATGTGAAGGTGAGATTGATACCATCATTGCTACGCAGGTTGGCTTCATAGCAGTTGGTTTGCCTGGTGCTAATAACTGGAAACAGTTTTACTCTCGTGTGCTTGATGGTTGGGACAAGATTATGTTGTTCTGCGATGGTGATAATGCAGGGCGTGAGATGGCTAAAACTATAAGCAGAGAATTAGATAATGTTTTCCCTGTGTTTATGCCTGACAACCAAGATGTTAACGATGTATTTCTAGCCGAAGGTGCAGAAGGATTACGCAGACGAGTAGGTGTCTAACCTTGGCTAAGAACTCATCATTTGATTTAGACTTTGGATACGGAAGAAAAGGAGAACAACTTGTTGAAGAACTACTCACCGAAGGTAGAACTGTGGAAGTCAAGAGAGATAGAAAGTGGTACAAGACAAACAATCTATACATTGAAACTTCCTGCTATTTTAAAAAGACCGAAGCATGGGCAGATTCAGGGCTTTCAGTTACGGAGGCTTCCTATTGGGCTTTCGTTTTACAGGTATCGGTCATCATGGTACCTACACCTGTACTTAGGTATGCGGTAGATAATTTTGGTAGAGAGATAACCTGTGAGATACCACCTAATCTTAGTAAAGGTTATCTAATTACAGTAGATGATTTAATGACAGCGACTAGAAAGTATAATGATGAGCCAGCCAATGGATGAACAAGATAAAATTTGGGAAACCATTTATGGTGTTGCTCGTCAAGTTGCAAGCCGTTCTAATCGTATCCATCGTGGGCTAGTAAGCACTGATGATTTATACCAGCACATGTCTTTGTGGGCGTTAGAACACTGGCATAAGATTGAACAATGGCAAGGTGAAGAAAGTTTAAAGTATAAATTGCGTAAGACTTTCTATAATGAGGCACAAAAATATGTGGCTAAGGAAAGGTCAAGACACTCACGCTCACCTATGTCAGATAGTTTTTACTACACACATGCAGTATTACATGAGTTACTGCCCGATGTTTGGGAGCATGTTGGTTGGACTGATACACCTGACATGACCTCAGAGTTTGTTGCCCACTCTAGTAAACCTTCCGAGGGTGGGAACAGATTAGCCTTGCTGTCAGATGTTGCTGCAGGTTTGGCTCGTTTAAACAAGTCAGATAATGATTTACTTCGGATGCGTTATGCACAAGGCGGTATGGATTTTGCTGCGCTTGCTGAAAGTTATGGTGCCAGTGATGAAGCCATGCGTAAGCGTGTTAAGCGTGCCTTAGATAAGTTACAAGATAGGCTGGGTGGAGAACCACCTATATGGCGTGGGCGTAGGCGTGTTCGTAGTAATGCAGAAGCCCAAGCAGAGATAATAAACCAAGAACAAATGGGGGACTAATGCAATCTATATTACTGGAACTACAGATGATGTTACTTGATTTGGAGTTCTATAAACTTGTGCTTGAAATCTTTATTGAATTGGGGTTGTAATGAGCGAAGCAATTATTATTGCCTTGTTAACAGTAAATACTTTAGCAATTCTATTTTTTATTTATAGTTATGGCATAGCAAAAGAGTGGTGGAGTGACTAATGTTAATTGGTTTAAGTGGCTATGCTCGCAGTGGTAAAGATACTGTTGCTGAGATACTTTGTTTAAACTATGGATTTAAGCGTGTGTCTTTTGCCTTACCTATTCGTGATGGAATCTATACATTAAACCCTTTGGTTGAGAATAATATTCGTGTTAGTGATTTGGTTGATGAGTATGGCTGGGATGTAGCCAAGCAGAATCCCGAAGTGCGTAGATTATTACAGTGGTTTGGTACCGAAGTTGGTCGTGATTTATACGGAGAAAACTTTTGGATTGAGCAAGCGTTTAAACGAGCGAAAGAATATGAGCGGGTTGTGTTTGCTGATGTGCGTTATCCCAATGAAGCCGATGCAATCAAGCAAGCAGGCGGTGAAGTGTGGCGTATTAACAGGCGTAATAACAGTGCGGTCAATGCACATGAGTCAGAGTATGCAATGGATAACTATATGTTTAAACATGTTATTTTTAATGACTCAACTCTTGATGATTTAGCCGAAGAAGTTTTTATGTTAATGCGTAATGCCTACAAAATGTAGGAAGCGCTCGCTTCGGGACTGGAACCTAGGCGAACGCTTCACAGATTAGTTTACTTTATATCCTTGGCTTGGGCAAGTTGATTTCGTTAACTGTCCAGCCTTTTAATCTTCTAATGGTATTGCGTGTGCGTACTGTAGTGCCACCCCATATACCGTACCTTTCGTGAGCCAAGCCCCACTCCAAGCAGGTGTTAATAATCGGACACTTGTCGCACATCTTTTTAATAGCAGGCTCAGGGGAATCGCGCTCTACTATGGGGAAAAATAATTCTGTATCTATACCTGAACATGCTGCTTGTTTAAACAGTTCACCTCTATACCTCAGCATGTACGATACAGTTCCATCTGCGTTCTTTTTTTCATTTAGTATCTTATGATACTGAGGTCTTGATGTCATAGCCTGCTCCAGTCATGTAGTCTAGTATTGTTTTAATTACAACTTCACACTTAATTCCATCACGCAAGGTTGCTGGTTTGCAATCTTCCACTGACCAAGTTAAGTGCTCATCTACTAGGTGATTAGTTAGTTCACTGATAAGCGCCTCGTTCCACATTAGTACCACCCCCTTCCAAGATTACTTCCAAGTGCCTTACAGATATTGCCTCCATATTTTCTTTGGATATAAGCAAGTCCTAATTCTACTTGGGTAAAACCGTTACTTGTTTTCTTTCCATCTACTAATGCCCATGTTACTGGCATAAACTGGGCTATACCATAAGCACCTGACTTGCGGTTTAATGATTTAGGATTCCAGTTTGATTCTCTTGTCCATAAAGTATACAGACATGTCCACTGCTCCAGTTTATTCATTTGTGTAAGCAAGTCTATTGCGTACTTCTGATATTCGTTTTCATAGAAGGCGACCACAGTGCCAGCAATACGCTCACCCTTGGGTAGCGGTGCTACTGGCACATGCGACCTATCAAAAAACTTATCGTCAATCGCCACGCTCAATGTAATGATAAGGAACATGGCGATTAACCGTTTAAACATCATGACACAACTTCCTCTTGTTTCGCGCTGATGTTCTTGATGAGTGTAGATATGTACTCAGGTATATCAGTATCGTATCCATCATCATCACACTTACCTACGATAATCATGTTGCCACATAGGTAGGGATTATTACCAAATAGAAAAGAGAGTGCACCACCCATTGGATTTAGAGGTAATTGTTTTAGCAATCCCTCCTCATCTACATAGGCACATGCAACTTCTAACCCATTGTAATCGTACAATCTAACCGCCTCAATGTATCCGTTAACTGCATCTTGGTAATCGGTTAGTTGTTTAAACACTTTATCGGTATGGCTACCGTCAGGTTTAATGACTACTCCTTGCACTGGCTTTCGCTCTGACATTTCTAACCCCCTTTCCTGCTTTCTTGTAATCAACTCTTAATTGATTAACAATATCGGTGAAGTTTTTTTCATCTTCACTTGTCCATAGATTATTCTCGGTTGACGACAATCTATATTCACCGAGTGCTCCATTTACCATGAGCATTTGCTCTCGTGTTAGTTTCATTTAGTCCTCATCTCCCCACATGCGGTCAGGTTCGTAGCAGATACAATCAATTTCATCACACTTTTCACAGGTCTGATTAATACCTAGTGCGACATCATCACCCATCAAGTACATAGGCTCAGACATTTGATTCCTCATCATTTTTTTTGAGGTCATTGATGGTTGGTTCGTTTAGTTTTTTATACATGGGTGCAAGTAGTTTCTCGCAAAACTCATGCACCCGATTGTAGTACCACCACTCCCACTCATCTTTGCTGGTCATTGCACTACCGCCCTTAGTTCGGCAATAGTTTTTTCAAGTTGTGCAATCCTTTCGGCTCTAGTTAAACGCGGTGTAATACCGTACTTTAACTTTGCCTTATTAAAGATTGCTTCATACTCATCACGGTGGTTTGTAATGAGTTCTTGCACTGCTTCATACTTTGCAGTGGCGTATCTCATTGATGAGGCTGGTGATTTCATTGCTTTAACTCCTTCATCATGTTGTTGAGTTCAGCATAGGATAGTTTATCGCTAGCCCATTTACAACCATCTTTGGTTGCCATGTCCTCAAGCCCTGCGGTCTTTACCCAATCACGATAAGGCTTTGCGCCTTTGTATACGGTCATGAATAATCTTGCAGACAGGTACAGTGCGTAGTCATTGTTAATCCATAGCGCACAGTTCCAAGTGTCGTAGTTTTTCCAGCCTTCGTAGGTTGTTTGTTTAGTCATGTTTAAACACGCAACCTTAAAATGGTTTCTCAACCATTGTAGATACTTGCTTACGCAAGTTAGATACACGCTCACGCAACCATGCGTTCTCGCGTTCTAGTTCTGCGTTCCTCTTGATAGTAATAATCATTACGCTAACAGATGTAACTAGCGCAATCATTACTGCGATTAAGTCAGTTCCTAGCATTTACTTTTCCAATCTAGTTTGTGTAGCAGGGTTGCTACAGTCCTAAGTTTACTAACAACTAGATTAAAGTCAAGGATATTAGAAAAGATTTTTAGAAATTATTTATTGTATTGTTTAAACAGTTGACATATCTTTGCCAGACCAACAGCATCTGCAGTTATCGGTTGTTTAAACAGTAGGCTTCAGACTCCTGGGATTTCTACCTGGTTCTTAGTGCTTTGTTTAAACAAAAAGAAAACCCCCGCATCTTCGCGGGGGCTTATCTTGTTTAAACTATTAGAAGTTTAAGTACTCCTCATGCTTATCCCACCACTTGGAATACTTTTCTGCCTTGTGTTGATTGTACTTTCCATACCATGACATGTCGTCATAGTAGTTAGAAAGTTTAAACGAATTAGTTTTTGCAGGTGTGAAGGTTTCGTACTTGATGATACGACCATCACGCACTTGAAAGTACTCGCCTTCCTTAGCCTCATGCAACCACTCAAGGTCGCAGTCAGTCATGATACAGGCGTTCTCTACAGTTTCTTTAGTAGAGCCATAAAACAGGGAGCCAGTATTAGATTGTGCTATCCATAGCGGTGATGAATTGAGGCGTGCTAGGTGCAGATTGCGTGGGTCATTGGCAGTAATCCATGCAAGGGCAGCCGTACCATAGACCTCGGTCAGTGCTTGCCATGGCTTGTCTTTTGAAAAGGCAATTAGGGCAGCCACTGCCTCGGAATCTACCTGAGCAACGCGAGGTACACCTAGTTGTTTAAACAGTTCCTTGTCGTTGCTGATATGTCCGTTGTGAGTGAGCACAATTTTACCCCTTGGTATTGGGTGATTGTTGCTTTGATTATCGGGTGAGCCTTGAGTTGCGAATCTTGTATGTAAGATTGCAGTTGTAGCGCCAGCGCATAGTTTGTCGCCAGCGTTTGGCACAAATTGGCTTGCACTGATTGGGGCTTTTCTAATTACACGCTTGCCACTGCGTGGGTTAATCCATGCGCAACCAGTGGCATGAGTGCCACGGTGCTCAATATCGTAGAGCATTTGACCTGCAAGGTCAGCAACGCTCACGCTTGAGTAATGCTTAGGGGCTAAGCAATATCCTGCTATTCCACACATATATTTTCTCCAGTCGTTAGTAGTTGTTTGAGTTAAGTATATCACATTGCGAATTAGTACTCGCACCCTTTGCAATCAGAGCGTAAGCAATCACCGCAAATTACTGAGTTGTTTAAACAGTCATCATCTTTGGTCATGTTTATCTCCACTGATGAGTGCCTTGTTCAGTGCCCAAATTAATAGCCCAGCGAATAGAATCGCACGACCATCAATCCAAGTAAGCCACCAAGGTAGCAAGTTGTAGTCCATGTTTAAACACCTGCCTTTTTCTCTGCACACTTTGGGCAGTAAAACAACCCGAGAAAATAGGCATAACTATTCATTGCTACTTTTTCAGTATTGCATGTTTCGCAATTCATTGGTTCCAGTCCTTCCGTTTAAACACCGAGGTATCTCCTAGGTGTTAGTGCCTGCCGTGGGGATTGCACCCACGCTTAACCCACTAGGGGCAGGCGACACGCTTACCCTTGAAGGGTGCGTGCCCTAACCTTCAACCAGTCAGCAGTTGAGGCGTTTAAACAATCATGGGTAACCAAGGTATCCAGCAGAGTTGCACATGAATTAGAATCTCTCAATCTAGGGCTTGCCCAAGGGTTGAGATTTTCGTTCGCATTTAATTGGACACCGTTCACGCTAATCTTGATTAAACCAGCGATGAATTGGCTCCAAGCGATAGCCTTTACACCGTTTAAGGTGCCTTGGTGCAATCTGACCTCAACGGTGCCGTGGCGCTCAGTGCTCATGAGATTAAGGGATTTGTAGCGGTTACCGTCACGGCTTACCGTTCTGCCACCTCTTACAAATTCTGCCTCTGCCTCTGCCTCGTGTTGCTCCAGCGCCTTGCAGAATCTATTTGTAAGGCGTGAAGGCGCAACCAGTGAGCCGATAGCGTGGTGCATTGAGTAGTAGTTGAGTACAAATTGAGCCAGTGAATCGGAGCCATTGAAAGCGTTTAAACCGATATGGACATGGAATCCAGTTGCACGGTCAACACGAGCGCCAGCAGTTTTTAAAATTTTGGTAACTGCCACTGCCTCGTTTAAACGGTGCTCATTTAGAATCGGGCTTACAACCTCTGCACCATTGCTAACTGAGCCGTCATATACGGCTTTCCAGTTTTCGCTAGTTACATGTTGTGAATTTGGCATTTCGCAGTTGACTCCGCCTTCATTTAAAACGCGGTAAGCCTTTTGCACTGATACGCCTTGAACCTCAAATTCCATGCCGAAGGTAGTCATTAGCGGTTACCTGCCTCAGTCATGGTGCAACGGCACCTAGGGCAAATTGGAGCACCGAAGGTGATTATTGTTGAGCGAGATATTCTTGCGATGTAGTTATCAGTTAAACAGATAACTTTGCGTAAACGAGTTGTTTGCTTTGCTTTTACGATGTCCGCAGTTGTTGCAGTCATTGGGTCGAACCTTTCCAGTCAGTACTGGCAACCAGTTTTGCCAGTGGGATAAAGGTAATGGTTGTTTAAACAAATTTCAACAATAGCCCTAAAACCAGTATTTTATACTGCTTTTAGAGGTGTTTAAACTCTTTCACTTTCAACCATTGAGGCAGATTTAGCCAAGGGTATTAATCGGGCGCAGTATTTGTTACTCGCTAGTAATATCTTGAAGTCAGTATTTTATACTGCTTTTAGCCTCTGCAAATAATTGCATGTTGTGAAACCATATTAAACAACTGACTTTAGCGGTTACTGCTCAGTAACTTATTTGGCTTTTGTTTAAACTCCAGCGATTACTGCATGCAGTTTTGTATTGCGTTTAAACACCAGCGTTTACTGCATGAGGTCGGGCGCTATTGATGGAGCAGTCAGTGCCTCACCGTGCGCTAGTCGTGTCCTTCCCTAGTTTTAATTCAGCAAGTGCACGCAGTTTTGTTTAAACACTTTGCAAGGTGCAGAGCGAGGTGCAAAATCTGCACCCCAGGGTTTTTA